CGCGGCGTACTGCTCGGCGATGGAGCCGACGGCAGCGGCTGCGACCGGGGCGGCGACAGGCTCGACACCAGAGGCGGCGAGGATGTTGGCGGCTTCGGCAGAGGCGGTGGCCTTGGAGGCTTCGAGCTCGGCGACCTTGGCGTTGGCCTCGGCGAGAGCGGCTTCCAGTTCCTGAACCTTCTGAGCCTGGGCGGCGGCCTCGACCTTAGCCTGGTCAAGTTCGGCAGACACGTTGACCACGGAGGCTTCGACCGTCTTGCGGAGATCGTCGCGTTCAGCGGTGAGGGAGACGACAGCGGCCTCGGCGGCCTTGAAGCGTTCTTCGATGGTCATATACTATTGCGTAGGGGGTAAGGTTAAGCGGACTGCTCGAACGCGGCCAGGGCTTCGGCAAAGGACGTAGCCAAGCCGGTGATGAGGTTCTTGGCGGCGGCTTCTCGGCCCGTGAAAATCTGGCCTTCCATATCGGCGCGGTTGGCGAGCGAGCGCTTGCGGAGGACGGTCTGCTTGAACTCTTCGTGCATGGCCTCGACGGCCTTCTGCTCGAGGTCGCGCATCTCTTCCGTGTAGCCTTCGCCGGCGATGTTCGGGGCCTTGTATTTGCCCGCACGGAACACCTCGACCTTCAGGCCCATGTTCTTGAACGCCTCGTCGTAGGACTCGTCCACGCTGATCACGCCAATCGAGCCCACCATAGCGGAGGGGCTGGCCAGAACGTAGTCGGCCTGAGAGCCGGTGTAGTACGCCCCGGAGGCCATCAGCTTCTTGGCGTAGGACATGGTCGGCAGCGGGATGCTGGCAATCTTGTCGGCGAGTTCGGGCGTGCCGACGACAGTCCCACCAGGGGAATCAATCTCGAAGGCGATGCGCTGGACGGCAGGATTGGCGAGTGCTTCGTCAATCTGGTCGCTTACCTCGGTCATGTCCATGGCCCCCGTGAGTTTCTCGAACTTGGTCAGGCCGACACCCAGAAAGCCCTGGAGCGGGATGACCGCCGTGCCGCCCTGCGTGACGTAGGGCTTGGCGACAGGGTTGAAGAACATATCCAGCACGCTGTCCACGACGCCGTACTTCTCGGCGTACTTCATGTGGTTCGCGGCCTTGATAGGGTCGCATAGCAGGGGCTCGCGCCCGGACAGTCCGTTGATTAAGCACTTCATGGATTAGAGGGTTCTGGGGGAGGAGGGAGGTCGAGGTTGTCGGCGACCGCGTCAGGCGTCTGGCTCGAAGCCTGACCCTGCTGCAGCCAGTTGAAGGCCGACTGGTAAAGCATCCAAAGCGGGAGGTTCCGCTCCTTGGACTTCTGCACGAGCTTCTCCATCTCGACGGCGCGCTGCTCGAGCACTTCGTCGTAGGTCATGCCCTTCTTGCCGAGGATGGCCTGCGCCGTGGTCAGACCCATCTGCAGGTCGGCACGGTCTTGCGAGGCTTCGCGGCCAGCGTCCACGGTAATGTCGCGGGGCGTGATCCATGACTTGCGGTTGAAGTCCGGGTCGTCGGGCAACTTGCCCTTGGCGATGGCGTCGGCGATGACGTAGTCGTAGATACGGTCGAGGCTGTCGATGATGATGCTCTGCCACTTGCCAGCCCATCGTGACACGCGGCCAGCGACTAGGCGGACCGAGGAACCGCCGAGGGCTCCGGGCGTGACCTGGTATTCGTAGGGGAGCAGGCGGACGATGTCGCGCTCGATGGCGGTCATCATCCCGATCCACGCTTGAGAGGGGCGGGTCTGGGTCAGCTGAGAGAGGTCCTCGTTGGTATCGACCACCAGCATCTTGCCGCCCATCTGGCTGGCCATCTTCTCGCAGGAATTGTAATCACCGGAGAACTTGGAGGCCGGGTCATCTTGCAACACCCCGCCCTGCTTTTTGAGGATTAAAGTATGGTCCGCTGAATCGCGGGCCGCTCGGACCTCGAGGGAGAAGACCTCCAGGTGATCGCGGACCGAGTTCAGGCTAGACTGCAAAACTGGATAACCTCGCACCGCAGACGGGCGCTCGAACTCCATGACCTGAAGCATTGACTGGGCTGGGACGTATCGGTCCTTCTTGTCGCCGTCAGTGTAGACATTCCAGCCGGTGATTTCGCCATACGTGCCGAGGTAAGCCCCGTCCACGTTGCTGGTGTCGAACTTGTCGGACGGAGTACCCACCCTATGACTCTCGAGGATTTGCACCTTCGGGACGCCGGTCTTCGGGTCGTTGGTCAGGATGCCGAAACTATCGCCATCGACCAAAGCCCCGGACATCCACATGGCCTGCAGTTGCCCCAGGTTGTAGCGTCCGGTCAGGTCGCAACGGGTGGACCAGTCGCGGAAATAGTTCTGATGCGCCACGGCCACGGCAGGGTCTCTGGCGTTGGACTGTGCCACAAGGCCGTCACCGATGGAGACCAGCACGGCCTCGTCGATGCACTGCTTGTAGATCGGGCTGTTGCGGACGGCCCAGCGGGACGTGCCGACCATCGTCAGGCGCGTGCCGGACGTGACCTCCTTACGCTGGTCGGTGACCGCACCGATGAACAGCATACGCCGAGCACCCGAGTCGGTCGTGCTGGCGAACTGAGAATACGAGGCGGACGGCCCCTTCTTCTCGGTCTTTGTCTTGGGCGTGGTCTTCTTTCGCATCAGAGGTCAACCCGCATATCCCAGTTCTTCTGCACGGAGGTATGAGCACCGCCATAGCGCTTACTGTCGATACGCGATAGGGCGTAGTTAATCTCCTGGATACGCTGGGCGGGGGGTAGCCCGAACTGCTTGTTGACGCTCGTGCCGGAGTCCGAGTAGGACGTCACGGCTTTCCCAAGGTCGCCCAATGCCTCTTGCTTGTATTGCAGGAGGACGTCTTCGGGAACGCCTACGTAGATGCCGAGCATATACTTATTGCGGGGCGGGTAAGGTTTGCACCTCGTCTCGTCCGATGAGACCCCAGCGAGCCGCGATGAGCATCCCGAGAAGCTCGCAGTCCAAGCCGTGGTTGTGCTTCACGCCCTGGCGCAACCGCCAGATTGCCTTGCCGCCCGGCTCCCTTACGCGGGTCTCGCTGTTAAGTTGTTCCACGTAGGCAGGGTCGGCATCACGGGCAAACGTGAAGACCTTCCTCGCTTTCTGGCCGTGGAATAAATCCTTGCCTGAGAGATTCGACCAGACCACCAGAGCCGTAGGCGTACGGACGCCCGGTACATGGATCGCGGTCGGCGTCGCGTAGAACCGCCGGACGGTCTCGCCCGACTTCGTCTTGACGTTGAAGTACTCCTGGCCTGAACCCTTGGCACAGTACCAGCCACGGACGGCGCACTGCTTGTAGACCTCCTGCGTGGAGTTGCCGTCGCCAGAGTCTACCATGACGAGCTGAGGGTGGACGCCGTGCTTGGCCGCCAGAGCGTCGAGGCCCGACCAATCCGTCAGCCCGTCCGTGCTCTGCACCTTGCCGAAGTGCACCAGACGGCTGTGGCCCGTTCGTGCCCACTGCCTGACCACCGTCCAGAAGTGGTCGCCCTGACAGTCCACGGAAAGCGTCTGGAACTTGACCGAGCCTTCAGGTGCTCCGGCCATGTCCACGATCTGACCGCGCGGACCGATGGCGGCCACCGCGTCCCAAGGGTCGGCCATCGCATAGTCCGAGGACTCGGTCGAGACGACGAGGCTCCCGGTGTCATCACTCCAAGGGAGAGCCAAGAACTGCTGCTTGAATACCTGCCTAGGAATATTGTCGCCCATCTCTGCCGACTCCTTCGCTTTGATCATGTCCACCGCGAGCGAGCCCCAGCTCGTAGACGCGAGAGCGTTGACGTGCAGTCCGACGTAACCTGCCTTCTCTGCCTTTGACGTGGCCTCGAACCCGGCGCCGCGCTCGACCTCGTTGCAGACCGTCCGCACCTCGTCGTTGTCCTCCATGCGGTGACGGCACTTCGAGCACTCGTAGGTCGTGCCCTGTTGCACGGCCTCAAGGTCCCAGCCGTCTATCATCTTCGCGCCTTCTGGGAAGCGAACGTAGTCCCACAGCCAGGGCTGTCGATGGTTGCACGACGGACACACGAACATCCACTCCCGCTGGTCGGTCATCAGGTAATACTTCCAGAACTCCGCACCCTGTCCCTCGACGTTCCCTGGCTGGCTCTCGTAGATCGCCTTGCTCGCGAACGCCGCAGCCTTCAGTCGGCTCATGCTCATGGCCAGCGCACCGTTCGGCCACTGCCAGCACTCAGAGCCCAAGACGTAGCGGACGTGCAGGGACTGCAGGTGCTTCTCCGTAGAGGCCGATCGGTTGTGAATCAGCGAGCCGTCCGCGAACCGAAGCGTGCCCGACTTGTCGTTGTCCTCACCGGACATCTGGCCTCGGATATCCGACACCTGGTCGAACAGCGGCCTGAGCTCGTTAAGCGTGAACGCCTTCGCCTTGTCCTGCGAGTCGAGGAAGATGGCCATCGACGCACGGCGGTTTGCCATCAGGTAAGTCGCGTTCAGTTTCAAGGTCAGCGTCTTCCCGCAGCCGATTGCCCAGGGCATGAACAGGCGCGACGTCGTCGGCGCATTGAAGATGCGGACAGCCTCACCGATCCACGGCCAACGCTTCGGGTTGTACCCGCCGTCGAACACGCCCGCCGGAATCTTCTTCACGTTCTCCTTCAGGTAAGCGACAGGGTCGCTCAAGGCTGACGGCCTGACCACGGCCAAGCCCTCCTCGAAGAGCTCGTCGGCGTTCACGGCTTCGGCTCCTCCAGCGAACCCGAAACACGGGCGACTTTCTCCCGCGTCTCACGCGCCCATTCCGTCAGCACACCGATGGCCTTCACCGGGTCCTTGGGGTTTGCGTTCTCACCGCACTCCGAGCCCAGCGCGTCCAGCCGTTCGACGATCAGGCCAGCCAGACGGAGCATCGCCTCACGGGCTTCGCTTGCTCGGATATGCTCGCGAGCAAACACCGACCGACGCTCGGCCTCTTCCCGAAGGGCGACCGATTGCTTCAGGCTCTGGTTGTACGTGACTTGGTAGCGCCCAGCCTCGGCATCACCGGCACGCAACATCCGCTCGTACTTCTCACGGGCGAGCACGACCAGGCGCTCGTGCTTCTCGATCGTCTGCTCGAAGCTCGAGTCGGGGATTCCCTCCACGTCGAGCGGCGGCCTTTCCTTTTTGGGTCGCCCCGGCGCGCGCCGTGAACCGGCTGGTTC